GACCCGTCGCGTGATCCGCAAGATCAAGGACACCGCCGGCCGCCCGATCTGGGTGCCGAGCTACGACGAAGGTCTGACCAGCACCACGCCCGATCGCCTGCTGGGCTACCCGGTCTACCTGAACAACGACATGGCCGTGCCGGCTGCCAATGCGAAGACCATCGCGTTCGGCAACTTCAACAAGTACCTGATCCGCGATGCGATGGACGTGACCATGTTCCGATTCGACGACTCGGCCTACGCCAAGCTCGGCCAAGTCGGTTACCTGGCCTGGGCGCGCATGGGCGGCAACCTGCTCGACGCCAACAGCGTCAAGCTGTACGCACACAGCGCTACCTAAGCGATTCACGCAAAAGCCGCTCCAGCCACAAGCCGGGGCGGCTTTTTCATTGACGCAAGGAAAGAACATGGCAACCAAGAAACAAGCCGCCGAGCAGGTCGAAGCCGGCAAGGTGAAGGCGCGCGTCATCTTCGCGTGCCACTACGGCGCGATGGATGCCGTGGTCGAACTGGGCAAGGCCGAGGCTGAGGCCGCGCAGGCCGCTGGCAGCGTTGACACGCATCCCGAGTCTGTCGCCTACGCGGAAAGCCTGAAGGGCTGACATGACGCTCAAGCTCCAGACGCCCGCCGCGGCGCTGCCGGTCACCGTCCAAGAGGCGAAGCTGCACTGCCGGATGATCACCGACATTGCGGACGTCAGCTTCACGGGCGATGACGCGCTGTTCTCGTCGCTGATCGGCGCCGCGACTCTGGAGGCCGAGCATCTGATGGGCCGGTCGGTCATGCCGCAGAAGTGGCAAGTGACGCTCGGCGCCTTCGCTCAATGCATCGACCTGCAGCGCCCTCCGGTGACGGCAGTCGATTCGGTCAAGTACGTGAACGCTTCGGGCGTTCTGACGACGGTCGACCCGAGCGTCTACCAACTCGTCGGCGTCGGTGAGTACACATCGCGCGTCGTGCCTGCCTACGGTCAAGCCTGGCCGACGCCGCGCGCGCAGGCCGAGGCGGTGCAGATTGTGTTCTCGACCGGCTACGCCGACGCTGCGATCGTCCCCGAGCCGATCAAGTCGTGGATCAAGCTCCGCGTTGGCGCCCTGTACGAGAACCGCGAAGCGTGGACTGTGGGCCATCAAATCGAGCGCAACGAACACGTTGACCTCCTGCTCGACCGCTACCGGACTTGGCTGCTATGAGGGCTGGACAGCTTCGGCATCTGGTCAAGCTGCAAAGCCTGTCCTCGGGTCAGGACGACATCGGTCAGCCGACAATGGTCTGGACTGACGTCGCGTCGCTCTGGGCAAACATCCGCTACATGACCGGCGCCGAGGCGATCCGCGCGGGCGCTGCCGCCAGCATTTCGAAGGTGAGCATCCAAATCCGCAAGCGGGCCGGCGTTGTGCCGACCATGCGTTTCCTTGGCGCTGATGGCGTGGTCTACCAGATAGAGGCCGTCTTGCCTGACATGCAGAGCCGCGACCGGATCAACGTGGTTTGCGAGGTGATCGCGTAATGGCAAACGGTCGCAACATGGGGCGGAACACCTTCACGGCGAAGGCTGACCTCTCCGGGCTCGACGCGCTGTTCAATCAGCTCGGCGACGACCTGGACGCAGCCGTTCGGCCGGCGTCGCAGGCTGCCGCGCAAGTGCTGTACGACGAGGTCAAAAAGAACGTCCAAGCGCTCGGCAAGAAGACGGGCAACCTTGACCGGAGCATTTACCAGAAGTTCAGCACGTCGAACAGCCGCGCGGGCGTGGCGATCTATCACGTTAGCTGGAATGCCAAGAAGGCGCCGCATGGCGGGCTCGTCGAGAACGGCTACCTGCAGCGCTACCGCTATTACAAAGGCTCGGACGGTCAAGTCCGCCCGATGGTGCGCCCCGGCATGGATGGCAAGCCTCGGCCGGCGCGTCGCGCAGCGCAGGCTGTCAAGGATGCGTATTACGTGACGCTGCCGACGCCTATTCAGGTGCCGGCGAAGGCGTTTGTCCGCCGCGCGCAATCGAAGATCGACGCCGCATTCTTGGCGGCTGAAGACCGGCTGATCGGCGCACTGCTGAAGAGGGGCTGATTGTGACGATGGAAGCGACCTTGTTCAACGCGCTGAAGGTGATCTGCCCTCGGGCCTATCCCGACATCGCGCCGACGAGCACCGTGCGGCCCTACGTGACGTTCCAGCAGATTGGCGGCGACGTCCTGAACCCGTTGGACAACTCAGTGCCAGGCAAGCGGAACGCCATCATGCAAATCAACGTCTGGTCGAACACGCGCGCCGAAGCGGTTGGCGTGATGGATCAGATTGAAGACTCCTTGCGCACCGTGTTTAACGCGCGCCCGGAGTCGGCCAAGTTCAACGACTACGACCACGACATGCAGGTCTATTCGTCGCAGCAAGAGTTCCGGTACTGGTACTGACCAGACCTCATTAGCAGAGCCCCTCGGAGCAATCCGCGGGGCTTTTTTGTTGCCCGTTTCGGGCATTTCAACCAGCCGCCACCGAGCGGCTTTTTTCATTCCCGAAAGGCTTCCAGATGGCATACGCTTTCCCCGAGGGTGCACAGATCCTCTTCTCTCAGACCTTCGCCTCGGCGAAGACCATCACGGCGCTGACCAATGCCAATCCGGCAGTGGCGACGTCGGCGGCTCACGGCTACGCGGCCAACTCCGAAATCCTGCTCACCTCCGGCTGGGAAGACGCGACCGACACCGTGTTCAAGACCGGCGCAATCGACGCATCCAGCTTCAGCGTGACCGGCCTGAACACGACCAACACCAGCTTTTACACGGCTGGCGCTGGCACAGGTACGGCGCAACTGGTCAGCAACTGGGTAGCGATTCCCCAAGTGCTGACCATCTCGACGACTGGCGGCGATCCGAAGTTCACGACCATCAGCCCGCTCGCGCGCCGCAATGACATCAATGTCCCGGTCGGCTTCAATGCCGCCTCGACGACCCTGACGCTCGGCCATGACCCGTCGAATGCCAACTTCCAAACCATGGTCGACATCAGCCGTTCGCTGACGAAGGTCGCCTTCAAGTTGCTGCTGTCGGGCGGCTCGACCTCCTACGGCTACGGCTACATGAGCGTGTCGGAAGTGCCGCAGCTCAACAAGGGCCAGGCCAACCAAGTTACCGCCGCGTTCACGTTCCTCGGCCGCACGATCAGCTACTCGTAAGAGTCGCCATGACCCCGCTTCGGCGGGGTTTTTCATGCCCGCCGGTCGCTCCGGAGTCCGGGCCTTTTTCCCATACAAGAAAGACGAATCATGGCAACCATTACGCTCGGCAAGCCGCCGAAGAGCTTCAAAAAGACGGTCACGTTCCCGCTGCTGGACGGGACCGAAGGCACGATCGAGTGCCAATTCAAGTACCGCACGGTCACCGCTTACGGGGCCATGAAGGACGAGTTGTCCAAGGACGCCGGCCTCGTCGGGGATGTGGCTTCTGTGACCTGGGAACAGATCATGGAGAAGCGTCGCGACAAGGGCGGCGAATACCTCTCTCTGATCCTCGAGGGCTGGAACCTCGACGTCGGTTTCACGACCGCCACGTTGCAGCAGTTCGCCGACGAGTATCCGGGCGGCGTCGCTGCCATCGCCACGGCATACGACCTGGCAATCAGCGAAGGCCGCCTGGGAAACTAATTTCGGCCGTCGTGGCGTGGCATGCGCCGCCCGCGGTCGAGAAAACCGAACGCTCCAACGCCTTCGACATCAGCCACTTATTCGCCGCCAAGGATGCGGAACTGTGGCCCGAGAACTGGCGGATCTGGAAGCTGTATCTAGAGATCGGCAACCAGTGGCGCCGAACCGGCCTGAACGGCGCGGCCTACGCCCTTGACTACAACGTCCTCTTCGCGCGGATGGATCGGATGCGCCTGAGTGATCATGAGTACGAAGAGACGTTCGACCTGATCAAGCACATGGAGCGCCAGGCGCTCGAAGAAATGAACCGCGCAAGCGACGACAGCTAAGGCCCTTCGGGGCCTTTCTCAATTCTGGACCACCAATGACCACTGACAGCCGCAAGATCCAGCTAGAGACGGGAGTTGACGCCACTGGCGCCAAGGCCGGTTTCAATGAGATCAAGGTCGCCGCGAAGGACATGGCTTCGTCCGTGTCGAAGGCCGGCGATGAGGCGGCCAAGGGCGTCAGCGGCATCGGCGACGGCGCCGCTGCAGCCGGCGCAAAGGTCGACCGCGCGACCTCGAATCTGGTCGGCTCGATCCAGCGCGCGACCGCGGCGGCGCAGGCCGGCCAGAAGTCCGGCTCTGCCTTCTACGAGAGCCTGGCGAATCAGCGCGGCGTGAGCGTCGATGCGCTCAAGCCCTACCTGACGCAACTCGATTCGGCCATCGCCAAGCAGAAGGAGCTAGAACGAACCGCTCCGCGCGGCGTCTCCGCTGCACAGACTGCAGCCGCCATGCGCGGCGTGCCGGCGCAGTTCACCGACATCGCGACGAGCCTGCAGGGTGGTCAAAACCCGTTCACCGTCCTGCTGCAGCAAGGCGGCCAGCTCAAAGACATGTTCGGCGGCATCGGCCCGGCAGCCAAGGCGCTCGGCGGCTACGTGCTCGGCTTGGTCAACCCCTTCACCGTGGCTGCGGCTGCAGTCGGTACGCTCGGCGTCGCCTTCTACCAAGGCGCCAAGGAGACGACCGAATACAACAAGGCGCTGATCCTCACCGGGAACTACCTCGGGACGACGGTCAGCCAGATGCAGACCTACGCGAAGACCATCTCCGCGACGGTGGGCACGCAGGGCGCTGCAGCCGAGGCGCTGACGGCACTCGCCAACAGCGGCAAGGTCGCCAAGTCGTCTCTTACGGATGTCGGCACCGCGGTGGTGCTGATGAACCGCGTCCTCGGCCAATCGGTTGATGAGGCGACGGCGACGTTTGTGAAGCTGGCCGACGAGCCGACCAAAGCATCGGTCAAGCTGAACGAGTCGATGCACTACCTGAACCTTGCGACCTACGAGCGCATTCGCGCGCTAGAGGAGCAGGGCAACAAGGAGGCGGCTGCCGCACTGGCTCAGAAGACGCTCGCCGACGAAACGACCTCGCGCCTGCAGAAAGTGGAGTCGCAGACCGGCACGCTGGAAAAGGCATGGCGCAGCCTCACGGACGGCGCTAAATCCGCCTGGGACGCAATGCTTGGCGTCGGCCGCGCTCAGTCCATCGGCGACGCTCTCGCAACCGCTCAAGGGAAGCTCGACGAGGCCCGCTCGCAGGCAGGCAAGGGCGGCGCCTATGCGGCGCTGTACGGGCCATCGGTCAAGAAGGGCGAGCAGGACGTCGCCGCGCTGTCGCGCTCCGCGCTGAACGCTACGGAAAAGGCGATGGCCGATGGCGAGAAGGCCCGCGAGAACGCCGCCAAGATCGGAGCATCCGACCGCCTGGCAACGCTCACCAAGGAAATCCAGTCCAACGCCGACAAGCGCAAGAAGGCGATCGGCGACCTGAACCGCGACTATCAGACGCTCGGCAAGGCGACCAGCGGCCCGGAATACGACAAGCTCGTTGCCAATATCAACGACAAGTTCAAAGACCCGAAGGCCGCAGGCGGGTCGACCAGGGCATTCCAAGACGACGCCGGCACCAAGATGCTGGAGAGCCTGCGCCAGCAAGAAGCCTCGCTCAAAGAACAACTCGCCACCGACGAAAAGCTCACGGCAGCCGAGAAAGAGCGCGCCAAGTTCGTGCAACTGGTGGCCGACCTCAAGGTCAAGGGCCAACTGACCGCCGATCAAAAGAGCCTGCTCGCCACACAGGACACGATCAAGGCGCAACTCGACCAGAACGTTGCGCTCGAGAAGCAGGTCGAACTGAAGAAGCAGGCCGCCAAGCTCGCCGAAGAAGAACTCCGCAACCAGAAGGAATTCGCGCGCCAGGTCGAAGGCATCAATATCTCGATCGAGTCGGCGAACCGCAGCCGGGCCGACCAGCAAGAGCGCTCGCTTGAAGCCTTTGGCCTTGGTTCGCGCGCGCGCGGCGAGGTGGAAGCCCAGCGCTCGATCCGCCGCGAGTTCGAAGCCTATCAGCGGCAACTGACGAAGAACGCCGCAGAGAAAAACCAACTCGGCTCCGACGCCTATAAGGACGAGGTCGCCAAGATCAAATTGGCGCTCGACGACGCGCTCGGCGCGCAGCAAGCCTACTTCGACGCCCTGAAGGCGAAGCAAGAGGACTGGCGCAACGGCGCGACCTCCGCGCTGGCCGATTACATCGACTATGTCGACGACGCGGCCGGCCGCGCTCGCTCGCTCATGTCGAACATCCTTTCGGGCGGAAACGACGCCGTTACGGAATTCCTGTGGTCGGGTGGAAAGAACCTCGACGCGGCCAAGCAGTTCGGTGAGCGCATCGGTAAGCAGATCGTTTCCGGCATCGTGGAGCAGCAGCTAACCAAGCCGTTCGCGGAGTGGATGCAGGGTGCCATCTCCGACAAGGATTCGATCGTCTCCAAGCTCTTCGGCGGCCTGACGAGCAACAAGGAAACCGGCGAAAACTGGCTCGGCTTCCTGGGCCTCGGCGGCGGCAAGTCTGAAGGCGGCGTGGCGGCGCGCGGTGCGAGCGCTGCGAATCCGCTCTACGTGCAGACCGTGGGCGGCGGCTTCGGCGCTGCAGCGAACGACGGCAGCTCGGGAGACTTGCTCGGCGGAATCGGCAGCCTCTTCGGCGGTGCTTCGAACAGTTTCGCCACGGCCGGCGCGAACTCCATGTCTGGCGATGCGCTGGACAACCTGATCAAGCTGCAAGGCGGCTGGGGAACGGTCGCCGGCTTCGCGAGCGGCGGAGAACCACCTGTCGGCCGGGTGTCTCTGGTCGGCGAGCGCGGCCCTGAACTCTTCATTCCGCGCGGCGCCGGCACTGTGGTCCCGAACCATGCGCTCGGCGGCGGCGGCAACACGACAAACATCAGCGTCACGGTGCCCGGCATGGTTGACAACCGCACCCGCGAGCAAATCGCCGCCGACATCTCCGTCCAGCAACGCAACGCGAGGCGCTACGCATGACCTTCATCAATCAGCGCCTCAGTTCGCGCGTCGAGCGCGGCTTCGCTGGCGGCCCGCAGTGGAACACCCTGATCACGGCAATGGCGAGCGGCGCCGAGGCGCGTAACGCTGAGTGGTCGATGCCTCACATGAAATTCGAGGCTGATTACGCAATCCTGAACCCGCAGCAGCAGAATGAGCTATTCAGCGCCTTCATGAGCCTGCGCGGCCGGCGCGACTCGATGCGCTTCAAGGACTGGAACGACTACACCTGCGTCAATCAGGCGCTGGGCACTGGCGACGGAACTACGACGCCGCGCCAACTGCGCAAGGTCTACACCTTCGGAACGGCCACGCTGACGCGAGACATCCTGCTCCCGATCGCCGCTACGGTGGTGGTCAAGGCCAATGGAACGCCGATCACGGTCACAACGAACGAAACGACCGGCATGATCACGCCTTCCTCGGCTTGGCCGTCCGGGCAGACGATCACCGTCTCTTGTGACTTCGACGTGCGCGTCCGCTTCGGCCAGGATTACTACCCGTTCACCCTGCCTGATCAGGGCTTGGCGCAAGTCTCCATTGATCTGGTGGAGGCGATCACGCCATGAGCGGTAGCCGCACCATCCCCGCCGCGCTGCTCGCGCACATGCAGAGCAAGACGACGTCGCTTACGGTCTTGATCAAGATCCAGCCGCGCTATCCCGAATACGCGGCGTTCGGCATGACCAAGCTTGACCGCGACGTCACCTACAACGACGGCACCGGCTCGGTCACGTACTCCGCGGCGATCGGCATGGTCCCGTCCGAACTGCGCTCTCAGTCCTCGATGGAGGTCGGCAATAGCGAGTCCAAGCATCTGCTGCCTCAGTTCTCGGTCGATGTCAGCGAGGAGTTGATCACGGCCGGCGTCTACGACTATGCGTGGTACACGGTCTACGTCGTCAACTACGAAGACCTGACGATGGGGCATTGGATTCCGCCAGCAGGCTTCGGCCAGGTTGGACGGATGAGCGTCGACGACCGCGGTCTGTCGTTCCTCATGGAACTGACCGACCTCTCCAAGTTGCTCAAGCAGTCGATCGTTGAAAACTACTCGCTGACCTGCCGGGCAATCTTCGGATCGCAGCCGATCGGCACGGGCGGCGGCGTGGTTGAGCAGAAATATCCATGCGGCTTCGACGCCTCAACGATCTGGACGAGCACCAAGACCGTGACAAGCGTGGGCGCAGAGTCGAATCGCACCTTCACCGCTTCATCTCTCGGCCTCTCTGCTGACGTTTGCGTCCCCGGCATGGTCAAGTGGATCACTGGAAGCAACGCCGGCCGACAGGAGATGGTCGAATCGCAGGACGTCAGCGGCAACATCTCGACGAAGTTCGAGCTTCCGTTTCCCGTTGAGGCCGGCGACACGTTCCAGATCCGCCCCGACTGTACGAAGTGGAAGGACGGCGCCAACGGCTGCAAGTCTCATTTCAACAGCGTGAGCACCGTTGAGTGGAAGCGCCACTACCGCGGAGAGCCGCTGATCAAGGTCGCTGACGCTGATTCCAACGCGACGCCAGGCGCCACCATCGGGACGGGCGGCGCATGAGCAAACTCGTTCAAGCGGCGCGCCAATACAAGGGTGTGCCGTGGCGCCACTGCGGGCGCTCGGTTACCGGCATGGACTGCGCCGGCCTGCCGTGGCTCGCCTACGCCGATTGCGGCGTCTCGCTGCCCGATCAGCGCCGCTACGGGCGCGACCCCTTCAATAACGGCCTCATGGGTGCGGTGATTGCCGCGCTTGGTGATCCGCTGTGGGAAGGGTCGAAGGGCGCCTGCATGCGCGCGACCCTCCAGCCCGGCGACGTGATCGTCATGTCTCCGGCAGCACGCCCGCGCCATCTGGCGATCGTCGGCGACGACGCGACCCATGGCCTTTCCATCATCCACGCCGACAGCACGCCGGGCGTCATGCGCGTGGCTGAGATTGGCATGGACGAATTCTTTGTGCGGCAGGTTGTCGCTGTGTTTCGGAGGTCTGTCGAATGAGCACGCGGTCACTTGTCACGGTCGCGGGCGGCCTCGTTGGCGCGTACTTCGGTTACCCGCAACTCGGCCTTGTGCTGGGCGGGCTGATCGGCGCCGCCGTCGACCCGACCACTGTTCAAGGCCCGGCAATCAACGAGGTCACAGTCCAGACGCAGGCCGAGGGCGTGCCGCGGATCATTCCTTGGGGCACGGTCGAGTGCATCGGAAACATCATCCAGAACGGCCCGCTGATCAAGACGACCGAAACCGAAACGCAGGGCAAAGGCGGCACGCAGGTCGACACGCCGACGGCATACCGGACATTTGCTATCGGCATCTGTGAGGGGCCGATTGCGGGCCTCCTGCGTATGTGGGAGGACAACAAGCTCGTCGTCGACATGCGCCCTGGCTCACTGATGCTGGCAGAGTCTGCGAAGTACCTCGAAAACAAGTTCCTGCGCCTCGGCGGCGAGGATCAAGAGGTCGACCCGTTCCTGGAGTTCATTGACCCGGAAACGCCGGCCTATCGCGGAACGGCCTTCATGACCTTCGTTCTGGAAGACCAGACCGACCGCGGCGGCAGCTTCAAGCAGTACCGCTTCGAAGTGGCAAAGGTGGTGGAGGAGGTCACCGTCGACCTACCTCCAGTGGAGGCGCATGGAATCGCCAGCGTTAATTCAGGCGGGAATATGTCGGACTATTTCCTGCCCGACGCACCTATGGCCGCGCCTGGCAGTTGCTGGCTATGCACATGGGTTTTCAAGCAGGTTGACGTCACAACGACCGTCCAACTGCAGGCCAAGGTGGGGGGGGCTGTTGTCTGGAGCAAGACCATCTCGCTCACTGCCGGGAGCTACAGCGCCGCCCCGCTCATCTACAAAGTGCAGATCAATGCGCCCAATGGCGCGGCCACGATAACCATCGGGGTGGTGGGCTCGCTCTACGGTCAAATCCAGTTCTCTACCTACGGACTCACAGAAGATTATGGCGCCTATGCGCGCGAAGGCGGGACGCCGGATCTCATCTACGAAGAGACAAACCCAGACTTCGGCGTTCTCATCGACGACAGCGAAAACCTGGCGCATGCAGCAGATGTCAGCGTCGACCCAAATATTCTGTGGGGGCCTGATTCGATCGTCGTCGATGTGCTTGGCGGTGGCGGCGTTACGCTTTCTTCGATCGTCTCGGACATTCACCAGCGTTGCGGTGTGCCTGCGGGGTTTTACAGCGTCGCGGAACTCGCCGACCTCGTCGATGGTTTTAGCGTCGCAGGCCCATACACGGGCGCGGACGCTATCAACGCTTTGCGCGCGGTCTACATGTTTGACAAGTCGGATCACGACGGCAGGCTGTGGTATCCAAAGCGCGGGAAGGCGGTCGTCAAGACGCTGACGATCGACGACCTGACCGAAGTTCCGGACACCAGCCAGCGCGAACAGGCCAGCGAGATTCCATACAAGGTCAATCTCAAGTACCAGCACGCCGCAAGCGGCTATGCGGAGGTCAAGGCGACCGCACCGAGCACGCCGAGCCCTGATCGTCGGACAACTGGCGAGGTGTCGATGGCGACGGCTGTTGTTCTGGATGAGAACCAAGCGGCGCAGACGGTCGACAAGATTTACAAGATCACCCTGGCCGAAGCGAACGGAACGACAGAGCTGTCCGTCCCCTTGGCTGTTGCTGCCGACCTCGCCGACGCGGACTGCGTCGGGCTCTACCTTCGCGGCCGAAGCACGCGACTCCGCATCGAGCAGAGCGCCTTTACCGACTGGACCGTCAAGCTCACGCTGAAGGCCGATCGGCAGAGCGCCTACACGTCCAACGTGACGGGCATCCCGATCCCGCCGCCGACGCTGCCGCCTTCGACCATCGTCGGCGACACCGAGTTGGCTGTGATGGACATCGCCGCGCGCACGGACAGCGAAGACGACCTAAGCGTCCTCGTCGCGGTAGTTGGCGCGAATGAGGCATGGTACGGCGCGCAACTCCAGCGCAGCACCGATGCCGGCGCCACCTACTCAAGCGTCCAGACCATCGAGCGCGCCGCCGTCATGGGCACACTGGTCGCCAACATTCCCGCCGCTTCGGAGTTCTACACCGACACCACTAACCGGGTGAACGTGGCCCTCTATCGCTCCACGCAGACGCTTGACACCCTCACCGATCAGCAGTTTCTGTCGGAGCAGGGCGCCTTCGCGCTGGAGAAGTCTGACGGCACCTGGGAGGTGATGCAGTACCGCGACGCCGTGCTCGAGTTCGACGACTCGTTCACGCTCTCCGTCCTGCATCGCGGCTTGCTCAACTCGGGCGCCAGCGCGCACACGGCCGGCGCTCGGTTCGTGCTGCTTGCCACTGGCACGCACGTTGCGACCTCGGCATCGTGGCTCGGGATGGATCTGACGCACCGGGCTGTGAGCCTGGGCGAGTCGGCCGACGACACCGACAACGAGACGACCGCCGCGTTCGTGGGCCGATCGCAACGCGAATGGCCTGTTGCTTCGCTCGCTCTGTCCGAAGTGGCCGGCGTGATTGACGCGACGTGGGCGCCGCGGCACCGCTTCGGCTCGGATGACGCGCCCGTTGCTTCGGCCAACTTCACCGGCTACCGCGTCACCGTGGGCAACGTGGCGCAAAACACCGTCATTGACACGACGACGGCTGCGCTGACCGCCTTCGACGCCTCGGCGATCCCTGAGCCCTTCGTCGTGAGCGTGGCGGCCATGAACCGCATCACCGGGCCGGGCGAAGCGGCGAGCGTGGTAATCGGCGGCGTGGCGCCTGCGACCTCTTACCGGCCGAGCGGCCACATCACGACGTCAAATCCCTACTTCGCGCACCAGATCGGCAGCACGGTCGTGACGCTGGAGCAAGCGACCTCGTCCTCGTCCGTCGAGTTCTTCGACGAGAACATGGGCGGCCTGGGCGGCTATGGCGTGGCGAGCACTACACCCTACGGGCTTGCCAGCATCGGGAACATCACTTATGCGCTGTTCACCAATCTGGGCGGCGGGTCGTCGAGGCTGGCGCGCTTCGATCGGACTGTGAGCCTGACCGTCCCGACACACATCCAGAATTACTCGTCGGCGATCCTGTCGCTGTGCGTCTGCGGCGCGGATGTTTGGATTTCAGACCCGTATGGATCGGCGGCGGCCGTCAAACTCAACCCGGCAACTCTGGCGGTGTCGAACTACATGCCTCTGCCATCCGGCCCCGGCTTGCTTGCCAGCGACGGGACGAAGGTCTATGCAGCCGGCGCGGGCGTCGTCCATGTGATCGACAACGCGGCGATCACCTTCACCACCATCCCGCTTCCTGTGGCCTCGGCCGTGGGCGGCATGGTCTGGGCGGCGGGTTCGCTCATCGTTATGCAGGCCAACGTCCCGCGCGCGCTGAACCCGGCGACGGGCGCTGTACTGCAGACGCTGGCGGCGGCAGACGGCGTGACGGCTGCGGGCAATGTGGTCGTGCTGTATCGCGGCATCTCCAACACCGCGCAGGTTCTGCAAGCGGCTGACCTCGAGATCTTCGCTGAGGTCGACGACCCCGCGACGCCGACAACCAACGTCTTCGCGTTGTCCGAAACCCGGCTACTGGTGGCGACGCTTGGAAGCCCGGTGCCCCACGCCGAACTGTTCATTTCCTGAAAGCCCATTCATGAGCATCCCAATCCTTCCCTTTGCAGTCTGGTCCTCGGGGACTAACCAGAACAGCATCCCGGCGAACGACAACAGCCTGCGCAATCAGATCCTGAACGGCAACGTCATCAGCCAGGCCGTGACCGCGCAGCCGGCCTCTCCAGCCGAAGGCGACGCCTACATCATCGCGTCCACGCACACGGGCGCGCAGTGGTCGACTTTCACGCCGAAGGATCTGGCGATCTACAGCGGCGGGACGTGGTACGCCTTCGCGCCGGTCGAGGGCATCGTCGTCAACGTGGCGGGGTCGCTCTATAAGTTCGCCTCCGGCTCTTGGGCGTCTGCCGGTGGCGGCGGCGGCTCGGTCGCTGGCTCGGACAAGCAGATCCAGTACAACGCTTCCGGCGCATTTGGCGCAGAAGCAGGCTTTGAGTACGACTACACGTCGAACACGCTCACGGTCCAGAACGCAACTTATTCCGGGCTCGCGCTCACGGCGGCGTCTGCCACTGGCGGGGCAGGCTTCCGTCTGCCTCATGGCGCGGCCCCGACCAGTCCAACTAACGGCGATGTCTGGACAACGACCGCAGGACTTTACGCGCGCATCAATGGCGCCACGGTCGGACCATTCGGAGCGGGCGGCGGCATGTCCAACCCGCTCACAACAACCGGCGACATCATCTACTCGTCAAGCGGCACCACGGCCGCGCGTCTGGGCATCGGATCGACCAATCAGGTTTTGACCGTCATCGGTGGCGTTCCGGTCTGGCAGACGCCAAGCGGTGGCGGCAGCCTCACGAACTGGACGGAGAGCGTCAACAGTACCGCGCCGAACAATGTGGTCCCAGTCGTTTCCTTCGCCGCTACGAATGCTGCCTCGAAGGTTGACGCGGCCATCTTGACCAAGGGCGGCGGCGCCATCCTTGCGCAAATCCCGGACAACACATCCACCGGGGGCAACAAGCGCGGCACGCGTGGGGTAGATCTTCAGCAAAGCAGAACCACGAACACGATGGTTGCGTCTGGGCAAGAGTCCGTGATTCCCGGTGGCGTCAACAACACTGCCAGTTCTGCTCAGTGCTTTGCCATGGGGGACACCAGCACGGCGAGCGGAAATGCCGCAACCGCGTTCGGCATGACCAACACAGCCAGCGGGTATGCCTCTGGCTGCTGGGGCGGCGGCAACAACACCGCCGATGGTCAGCGATCCCTGACGCTCGGCGGCCAGTACCAGGGCACGCGCGGGCTGACGGGCATCGTCACGTTCGGGCACGCCGGCTCGATTGTGGCGACCTCCGCGAAGCGTCAAGGTGAACTTTATGCGTGGTCCGCCAATACATCGAGCGCGACCCCCACTGTCCTAACGCAAGACGGCACATCCGCTTCCGCGGTGAATCAGGTGATCCTCGCCAACTCATCCTGCGTCGTGATTCAAGGGCAGGTTGCAGCGAGGCAAAACACGACAGGCGACACCAAGGGGTGGATCTTCTCGGCAGTGGTCAAGCGCGGCGCCAGCGCGGCGGCAACTGCCCTTGTGGGAACGCCAACGGTGACGGTGGTCGGCGCCGACGCTGGAGCATCTGCGTGGACGCTCGCCATCGCCGCAGACACGACGAACGGCGGCATAGCGTTGCAGATCACCGGAGAAGCGTCGAAGACGATCAACTGGGTCGGCTCCGGCATGACCGCTTACCTCGCCAACTGATCCAAGAATCTCAAAGCAAAGGCCCTCCTAATGAAGCGCTATCTCTTCAACGTCCTGCTCGGCTTTGACCAGCTCATCAATGCCGTGACGGGCGGCGATCCCGATATGACGCTTTCCGGGCGCATGGGCCGCGCCATTGCGGAGGACCGCTGCAAGCTGTGCGGCGTCATCTGCTGGATGCTCGGCAAGGTCGACAAGGACCACTGTGCCAGGGCGAACCGGAACGAAGCGGACGAGGGGGTCGCATGAATGACATCAATCCGCACAATTTCGGCCGCCTGACCGCTAAGGTGGAAATGCTCGAGGAGCAGGTCGCAGAGATGCGCTCAGACCTCCGGGCCGTGCGCGACATGCTGAACGAGGCGCGCGGCGGTTGGAAACTGATGCTCGCTGTGGCTGGTTTCGCTGGAACCATCGGCGCGGGCCTTTCGAAGTTCGTCGTCTTCTTCAGCCAGCGGTAAATGGACGCCGACACCCTCGCGCGTTGCACTGGTGCGACGTCGGCGGATGCTGCGCGCTTCGCTGATCCGCTGTCCGCGGCGATGGCGCTCTTTGCGATCGACAGCCCTCGCCGGCAGGCCGCGTTCCTGGCGACCGTAAGCATCGAATCGGCCAAGCTGCGGGCGACAGAGGAAGACCTTTACTACAAGGACGCTGGCTGGCTGGCTCGGCTGTACCCGCGTGCCTTCAAGACGGGCGACGAGGCGATGCCCTACGTCTGCAACTCCAAGGCGCTGGGCGAGAAGCTGTATAGCGGCAAGTGGTGGGGCCGCGGGTTGATCCAGCTCACCTGGCGGGACAACTACGAGCGCGCATCCGAAGCGCTCGGCCGCGACTACCTCGCCAATCCGGACGTCGTCAAAGAGCCGTCCGACGCCAGCCTGACCGCTGCTTGGTTCTGGCATCAGGCCGGCTGCAACGAACTGGCCGACGCCGGGAACATGGTCGCCATCACGCGCAAGGTCAACGGGCCGGCGCTGGTGCATCTGGCCGACAGGGAATCGCAATACATCCGCGCGCTCACTGCGCTGAAAGGCTGACCATGGGAATGTGGCAAATCTTCACCCGCCTGCCCTGGTGGCGTTGGTGGGAGGTCTGATGGACTGGCTCGCCCTCGTCAAGACCGTGGCCCCTTGGATCGGAACGGCCATCGCAGGCCCTGCCGGCCCGCTGGTGGGCATGGCGGTAAGCGCCGCAGCCGATGCCCTTGGTCTGTCGGAAAAGACCGTGGAGGCGGTCAAGGATGCAGTGAGCGGCGCGACGCCTGAAATGCTGCAAGCCATGAAGCGCGCGGATCAGGATTTCGCTGTCCGGATGCAGGAGATCGGGTTTAAGAACGTCGCCGACCTTGAGGCCATCGCGGCAGCCGATCGGAAGGACGCGCGAGCCATGCAGGCTTCGACGCTGTCCATCGTCCCGGCGTTGCTGACCTGCTTCGTGGTGGGCGCATTCACCGCGACGCTGATCCTCCTGCTCAAGTTCGATGTGCCGGCGACGAATCGGGACATCGTCGTTTACATGATCGGCCAACTGTCGGGCGGCTTCACCAGCGCGCTCGCCTTCTGGCTGGGCACCACGCGGGACAGCGCCCGCAAGACCGACCTTCTCGCAGCGTCGGCGCCGGCCAAGACATGATCGTCAACGAACTATCCCCCGCCGACTGCGAAGCCTTCGACGGGTACGTTGCCAAGTGGCAGCGGCTGCTGAACCTTTCCGACTGGCGCATCGAGCGCGCGCAGAAGCGCAGCAAGCGAAACATGGCCGAGGTCACCTTCGACGACGAAGCGCGGCTCGCCTCCTACCGGATCGGCGTCAGCTTCTTCTCGGAGGAGGTCACGCCCGACTCGCTCGAGCGCACCGCCCTCCACGAACTGCTCCACGTCATGCTTCACGACCTGTCGACCGACTGGACAGAAGCGA